TATAAAAATAAAAAAATAAAGGAGAACGATTAACTCGTTCTCCTTTATTAAGATTAGTCATTTTTCTTTGCGAAGTCCTCAAAAACACTTTCAAGAGTGGTTCCGCGTAGTAGTTCAGAAACCGCGCGACTAACAGGCTTACCTTCAGCAATAGCATAAGGGGCAATAGCTCCTGCAATAGATTCAACAACAGCCTGATTACCAGAGGTTTTAAGCGCTGCCGCGAGATCAGGGCCCAATGCCGTGAGAACAGTTTTCATAGCTTCCGCGGCTGCCGCTTCTCGAGTTGCTTCAAGCTCAAGCATCTGCTTCTTATGAGCAAGCTCAAGATCATTATCCTTTTCCTTTCTTGCACGCTCTGCTTCGAAAATTGCATCCTTAATAACCTGAATATCCTGTTCGATTTGATACTTGCGTTTATCTTCCTCATCCCTGGCTTTTTGTGCGGCAATAATGAGTTCAAACTGCTTAGCTTTAGTATCAGCTTCAAGTTGAGCCTTATATTGAGCATACTGTTCAGCAAGCTCTACTTTCTCACGATTAAGAGCAATAATCTCTCGTTCAGTTTCCGCAGATGCTTGGGCTGCCGCAAGCTCCAGGGAACGAGAAACAACTTCCTCTTGATGTCTATCCATTAAAGCCTGAATGTTGGATTCAATGTTGATAGAAAGAACCTCTACATCAGAGATTTGCATGCCATTCTCCATGAACTTGTGGAGATATTCTGTATTTTCATCTGTTGTAATTGCTTCAACAACAATATCATGGTAATTGTCATGAAGTTCTCTAATTGAGAATTCCTTTGCCGCCCTCTTAATAGCAGACCGACACCAATCACACATATGTTTTACATAGTTGTCAACAGAGAACCAACGGTCTTTCATATTCTTATCAAAATCGACAAGATAAGAAACTTTGATTTGAGCCTGAACAAAATCAGAAGTTTCAACATTGATAACATCACTTACTCTATTATTTTCACAACGAAGGAATACAACTTTCTCAAGCCTATCTGTTGTCTTAGGCTTTCCAGTAGACAATTCAAGAGCTTCTAAAGTTTGGTCATAATCAAGCAAGATAGTTTGAGGGCCAACAATAACTTCGCGAGTTCCATCTTTAGAAATTACATTAACTGCATATCCAGTCCAAATATCAACAGCAACCGCTCCTTCATATTTGCTAGAATCAAGAGAAATGGTTCTAGGAGGAGTGAAAGTGTTAGTTCTATTGATTTTATTGGTTTCTGTCTTAGTTGGAGTTCCATTATAATTAGTAGATGCAGTAATAGTCATAGTAGGATCTGCAAATGTACCAATTACATTAGAAAAATTATTAAAGGCAGTCTTTACCTCTTCAAATTCATCATTACAAACTAAATTAATGGGATGACCATTTGCTTCAAGAACTTCTACATTTCCGGGGTACCAAAGCTCACATTGTGAACGACTTAGAGTCCTTTTGATTGCGACTTCAATTCTAGGATCAGGTAAATACATTGCAGGGCCTCTGACAGTTTTAATTTCACCTGTCATGCGATTCATGATATATCTACCTTCACCCTTTGGAATAGCAATAGCATGGTGCATTACTTTACCATTATAAGTAATAAAAGTATGTTCAGGGCGAGGATAATAAATCATTTGGTCTTTACCCGTGATAAAGAGTTCTTCGCCAGTCTTATGCTCTTTACCATTATCATCCTTATAATCTGCAACAACTTTTACATAAACACCGGAAATATCAGAAAGTTCAATGGCATTGCGTTTAATATGGCCTCCGCCATCTTTAATAAAGCTCTCCGTGGGTTCAGGGAAAACCACCGTGGGCCCATGTACATATCGCTTGTTACCATCTTCATCTTTTAAGATACAATACTCCAAACGCTCAAGAGTTACAGCATCCCGCACATACCCTTTACTTGGGTCATTATTAATTGCTTTTACTTCAATTCCGGTGGGAGGAATATAGAAAGAGATCTCAGTACCCTTAATAATTAAAACTTGACCGTTTACAAAATAAGGTTCGTTTTCACTGGCATCTCTATCTTCTTTTGTTGTATTCAAACTATCTGCGTCATAAACTTTAGCGACAAGATATTGATTACTGCGGAGAGTATGTCCCTGAATAACCTGTGCCATTTGTCCTGGATAAAGTGCAAAACTTATTGGCCCTGGGATGTTAATCTTCTTACCAATTTCCATATTCTCTGGAATAGAATTGCTTGTTCCAGGTTGAGGATGTTTATTACCGGGAGCAGGATTCTTTAGAGCAATATACCATCCCTCCGGGGCTGTGGTAACAAGTTGAATAGCATCTTCGTATCTATTACAAGGAATAAACTTTTTTGTCTTTGTATCAAAGTAAACAAGAGTATCACTCTGAGATAGGCTCATCTTATGAGGGCCTACATTACAGGCAACATTACCTTTTGTTTCATCAAGGACGTAACTATATTCATTAGGGGATAAAACTAGATCTTTTTGAAGTTCTGCCATAATGTTTCTCCTTAATTATTTATAGGATTTAATTTTATCATAAAGCTCTTCCCAATCAGAGTTATCAATATCGTCAAATAAAACAATATGCCAGAACTCTTCCATTAGAGCATCATAGACTTCATTGTTTAGGTTGCGATTAACTCCAATAAAGAGCATCTCAGCCATTTTATCGAGAGGGTCAGCAAATCGAGATTCAAGAAATTCGATATGAAGCAGTTCTCCCGCTTCTGTCATTGCATTAGAATAATCTCGAATTGTATTTGCATATTCTACAAATTCATGTTTTGTAAACATATTATATTCCTTTCCTTTATTTTTATAATAATATTATACAATATTATTATAAATAAGTCTATAAATGCAATTAACGGGGAAATGGCAATTTTCTTGCCATTTCCCCGTAGATACTCAGCTAATTACTGCGTATCTCTCGCTATTGAGCTTCTCCATTACAAGATCAAGACCGGTCTTACCAGTCATAATCATTTCGTAAATTACAGGAGAATATCCAGAGACAAAAGTTACTCGCCCATTGTCCTTCATTGGAATGTTATCCTGTCGAGCTTCAACATTCCAAAAAATAAGATGAGGCATCTTATAACCATGGGCTTCCCAAATCTTAGCGATCTTTTCCATCTCAGACTGAGAATCAACAGCCTTTCTGCCCCACCAATTTGTATTATTGTCAAAACTGGCACAGTAGTCAAACTCCATATCAGAGATTACAATAATATTTTCGGGCATATCCTCCTGCTTCACATTATTCTGGATAGCCAGATTGAGAATTAGGTCGAATACGCTCTTGATATTGGTGTTTTCGCAGAGATTCTTTTGATAAATACGCTTTACCTTATCGACAAAGTCAACGCCTTCGACAGGAATTAGGCGCGCCTGATGAGAGAAGGTGATGTAATGGCCATACCAAGGAGAGTTCTTATTGCACTTTTCAGCACAATACATACCAAGAGAAATGGCTACATCAATAGGGTTAATCTTTCCGTAGCTCCCAGTCATAGACCCGGAAGTATCTACAACTGCAACCCCGTTAAAGACAGCGTTCTTGAAATAATCTTCAAGATTATCCCAATACTTATTTACCATCAAACGGTCTGTGTCTTCGAGAGGAGTGCGGAAGATACGAGTTGCCTCACTTACAACTTCGCAAGGATTCAGAGTCTTAGCATTTACCTTAGTCTCAGAACTCTTGGCAAATTCCGCATAAGTCTGCTTATCGGCCTTCTCACGCATAATATCATGACGTGCAAAGGCATTACGATAAATCAAACCTGCCTTAGAGGGAATCTTATCGAACTCAATTTCGTCCCAACGATTCTCGGACATCAAACGCTCGACAACCTTAATTCGGTTTCTCAAAACAGAAAGTGTCTTACGGTACTGACGAGGCGTCACGCAGAAAGCCTTTCGAGTCTTTGCTCCCAGCGCACGACTCTTCGCAGAGCTGGTATTTTCAGACTTTAACCACTTTGCCAGCAAAGAAGGAGTCTTACAACTCACATCAAGAGCTAACTGATGATACATAAGATCAAATGCGTCCTTTTCCAGAGGGGTATCTACGAAAACATAAAGGTCATCCCAACGGCCAAATTCCGGCACATACTTGAGGTTGCGGCGCATTGCCTCGGTATGGTTCTTAGCCAACCACTTTGTAATAACCCGGAAAAATCGACGCTCACCTTGACCACCGCGAACATCGCGCAAATAGAATAGACATCTGAGAGCGTAAGTCATATCTTCCTCAAAGGCTCTCTTGAACAGGAAGATAATATCTTCATCAGATCGCTTGCGATAGGCTCCACCTAAAGCAAACAAATCCATAAGTCCATTCATTGTAGAACGATAAGTGACTCCATGATTTTCGGTATAGGTAATGTTATTCATTTCTTGCATAGCAGTTAAAAGTTTATTTTTCATTTTGTATCTTCTCCTTTATAAATGATGATTAGCCTGTTACTAGACTAGATATTTATCTTTCATAATAAGACTAAGAGATATATTATCTCTCTCCCAATAAGGGATTCTTACTAATGGAATACCTTTTTCTTTTGCGAGATTATTTTTGGCTATGTCATTTGTATAAGTTTGTTCATATTTTTGATATGTATTCCATCCACTATTTTTTATATTTTGCTCATAATGTTGTTCACCATCAAACTCTATTAACCTAATTATATTATTATCCGAATCTAAAAGAGCAAAATCAAATCTATAATTAGAGTTCTAAAAAACGTATTCTTTAATAAAAGGAATATTATTTTCTATTAAAACTCTATTTATATTAAATTCTCCAATGCTTTTTTGACAGCCGCAGCTAATTGTTTTATCTAAAGTGACTGAAGAAGCATTATATATTCTACCACAAAAATTACATCTACATTTATAGTGGAACATTGTTAAATTATTTTCGTGTCCTACTAATCCAATTATAGTTCTATTATTTACCACATCGCCAATTTTATACTTATATTTAGCGCATCCACAAGATTTTGTATCTCCACTAATTAAATATTTCTTAGCAACAAAAACGTGAGTATGATTTTCGCAATCACATTCACATTCATATATTTTTGATCCTCCGGGTATTCTATCATCCGTTTCTCTTAAAACTGTCAAATGGTTAAATTTTTTCCCTATAATTGATTCTGTTAGATTTGTATGTGGATTTCTTTTATTTCCACAATTGGGACACATTTCAATTCCATCGCTACGCAACTATTTAGTAGAATATTCTACAATATTTCCACAATCGCATTGACATTTCCATACGACAGACTTATTCTTTCTTTTGTCTGTCTCTTCAAGAACGGTTAATTTTCCAAAACGCTAACCAATTAAGTTAATTTTTGCAGGCATTTTATACAACCACCTTTCATAGTTATATAAAATTTATACAGAGAATATTTTCTAGTGTTGCCCACATTTTCAGTAAATGGAGTGAACGGTGAGATTCGAACTCACGCCCTTTCGGGTCACGCGGTTTTGCAGACCGGGGCCTTAATCCACTTGGCTACGTTCACATATAATTATGCAGCGACCATCATTCGCTCTGCACGCGGACGCATTTAACTTTCACAGCGCCAACCATCCAGAGATCTGCTAACGAGGCACTGGACGCTCCCGTTTCTTGCAAGAAATGGTACTCGAGGTGAGACTCGAACTCACAAACATCAAGGTTTGAGCTTGACGGCTATACCAATTAGCCCACTCGAGCATTTAATTTAGCAACCTCGGCAATTAAAACATCCAACTTTTTATTTACTTCATCTAATTTACAACCTTCTGAGTTCTATACCTGAAGAATAAAAGAAATCATTGTAAGTACATCTAAAAATTCAATATTATTTTGCCACATAAATTGCCAACTCCCCGATAAAGAAAATGCGCGGAAGAATGGCCCTATGTCCATTATACAATGGCTCTTCCGCGCGATGCCCTGTTTTAACACTTTATTGTTTTAATTGCAAGGCTCGCAATATCGCATCATACTTAGGGTATATCATACATTTGATTCATCCAAGGAGCCGAATATTCGGCAATAAAATTTTGCTGTATGAGCCTTATTTATATATTTGAAAGGAAGATTTACACTTATATTATAAAATATTTTTTAAGTTATTGCAAAAATTTCTTATTTTCGCAAATACTGTTTGAGGTAATCTAACCAACATTCTTCCCTTGTTGGTTTTGGTTCATTCTTCCAATAAGGAAGAGTTCTCCAATGTCTCCACAGAGCGACCTCTTCTTTATAGAACTCTTCAAAGCTATGCCCGTAATTTTTATAGTCACAAATATCCCATGATTGAAAGGCTTTCTTATATGAACTATAAGGTAAACTATTATCAGGATTTTTTAGAAGCCTTCTAACTCTCTTATTTGCGACTTTCTTCAAGAATTTCTGGGAAGTATCTGTATTGTACGGAGTTTTCTTTCTTGATCTACTCATACGAATACCTCCTTATAATATGGCAGCGGAGGTGGGATTCGAACCCACTCCCGAGGTTTTAGAGACCCCTGCGCTAAACCATTACGCTACTCCGCAATATATTCTCAAGACGCAAAATCATGGCAAGAAATTAAAAATCAAACTTTTTTATATTCTTAAAATAAATTGCTGAAAGCGTCTTTTAGTTATTGTCGCTCTTTCATAATATCAACCGATGTTTTATCTGTGAACAAACTGTATTCTCCATTCTCTTCCATTCCCGGACACCAATCTGGAACGGTGCATTTTTCTCTAAGAGTGCCCCAATGTTCCGCAACAGTAATCCATGGGTCATCAGGAAGAGGACTTTCTGCAAACGCAGAATTATATCCTAAAGGCATTAGGTATGAAATTTCATTGCATTTCATGCCTCTTGTTTTAGACTTGCTACAGAAAGCAGCTAAACAAGTATCGTCTTTTGGATCGGGGTCTTTTACAACCCAACATTTATTACAATCCAAACAGTTTTTCATATCTTTCAACTTTCTATAAATATTATATCAAAAAAATTTTTTATTGTCAATACTTCCACCAAGATTTATGATAAGAACATTTCTTACAATAGCAAGAAACTTTTATCCCTTTGCGAAAAGATCCTGAATCACTTGTTTTTTCTGCCCAACCTTCATCAAAAACAAAATCGTGTTTACAAAATATTTGTCGAATATAATTCACTAACCAGCGCATTATATTTCTCCTTTAATTATAGATGGCGCCGGCGGTAGGATTCGAACCTACGGACCCTTGCGGATCGGCGATTTTCAAGACCGCTGTATTAAACCACTCTACCACGCCGGCATAAAGGGGCACAAAGCCCCAGGTATTAAAGATCGTTCAGAATATCCTCGAGATTATCCTCAGCCTGAATTAGCATCCGCTCAGAATCAGTGAGATACTCACACATCTTTTCAAGATGACGCTCAGCTACATGACAAGCTTCATTAGCTTCCTTTGTCTTACGAGTAGCGCGATCATAGCGCTTACCAGCAATCTTCAACGCGCATCGAGCGGCCGCGAGCTTCTTACCCTTTTCCATAGAAAATTCATCACCGGGGTCACAAGTAGCTACGCCGCGAACAGTCTTTCCAGCATAAGTAGACACGGCGATTACTCGCCGACCATTAGTATAATAGCGATACTTCTCAATAGGATACATAATCTAAATCTCCTTTAATATTTTAAGTTTTTATTTCCTTAACTTTATGTATATATTATATTATATTTTTTATTTTTTTGCAAATTAGAAAGTACCCCAGACAATTTCATTTTCAATAAATGGCAATTCTGAATAATGACTCGTTCCATTTCCAATTTTAAGATGAACTGTATTAGATTCATCAATTACTATAATTAATTCTCCCTTTAATAAAATTGGATTATTTGTTTTCCAATTTTCTTCTGTATCTATCTTATGAGAGATTCTAGTATCAAAAGTCATTATTGTGACCTCCTTATAAAAAGATAAAGCCCATATTTATTTAATAAATATGGGCTTTATCTAAAATTTTACATTACTGTGCTAGAGCTTCCACAATTAAAAATAATTGTAGCGGTCTGAGTTAGATCATCAATCTTTCCACTTTTAGCAACAGATGCTAAGTCTGCATCATTAGCTTTTTTAGCAAGAGCCGCAGGTAACCCGTTGATATTCTCCATGGTAGGTTGAGCACGAGTTACGCTAATGATACCATTAGTCTCAGACACCGCGGTTACAAATTGATTTGCTACAGCAGAATCTTCTTTATCTAAAGCGTTAACTTTAGAATCTGCATAGTTTTTGGCCTCTTGCTTAGCGGAATCAATTTTTCCCTGAGTTGTCTCTGCTGTATCATATGCTGAAAGATCTACCATTCCAGCTAAAACATCCCACTTAAATTCTTCTTCTCCCACATCTATACAAACAATATTAGTGCCAGCAGGATAGCTCTTTCCGGAACCTTCTACGAAATCGTCTGTAGTAGTGAATTTATCAAGAATGTTATAAACTTTTCCTTCTTCTGTTGCAGTTAGTTCTGGCAGAGAAGCAAATGCAACAGATCCTCCTGCTTTATAAGTAGAGGAAATTCTAGCGGCAATTTGCTAATCAGTATAGGTTTTAGCTTCATCATAAGCACCTTTAATAGTAGTAGAAGAGCCACTTCCTTCACCAATTAGCTCTGTTTTTGCAGCTCCAATTTTAGAATCTACTTCTGTGGTTTTTGCATATTCATTAATTTTTAGAGCTGCAATTTTTTCATCAGTGGCACTAGCAGCCTCCTCGATAGCTTCGCTTTTTGCTGTGTCTGCACTACCAGCTGCGTCATAAGCATTGGATTCAGTATAAGCTGCTGATCCAAGTCCATGAACTTTTACTTCTTTTTCAGAACCAGTAATTCCAAATTTTACAGTACCATTAGTAGCTCCTTCAGCTAAATTATAAGTAGGAGCGGTAAGAGAAATAGTATTTACATCTGTCCAAGATCCGCCAGTTTTTGGTCTAGATTGAAGCTTAAAGCCCATATCTCCATTTTTAACAATCTAATATTGTGTATCGGTATCCTGAACTTTTTCTCCAATAAAATCTTCGAGTCCGGTAATTTCGGTTGCTGCATAAGTTGGTTTACTCGCCGCTTTGGCCCAAGAATAAACATCTGCGGCAGTTCCGCTTACCCATTTTAAAGTTTTAAAATCTGATTCACCATCACCGATTTTTAACAAGTAGGTAGGCTCATTTTGAGCAACTCCAGTTTCAACAGGAACTTCAACAACCGCCATTTCTCCTTTTAGAAGAACGGGGTTATTGGTATCCCAATTTTCATAAGTATCATATTTTAATTGGATTCTTGTATTAAAAGTTGTAGCCATTATTTATCTTCCTCCAAGTTGATTTTTATTCACTAACAGTAGCATCTCCGCCATTTAAGATAAGCTCTGTATCAGGAGTCTAAGTAATTTTTTCTATATTTATGTTATTGACAATCATAGTTCCATCGCCTGTAATAGAAACGCCGTTTTCACTAGTGGTGCTTTTTACTACACCAAGAACCTCTGCTGTAGCAATAGGAATAGTAACTGCGCCATTGCTAACCTAAAGAGGAGTAGTTCCTACGGTTATACTTTTAATCTTCTCTGCCAAAGCTGCGGGAAGACCAGTAATTTTCTCCTACGCAATCGCTTTTACACCAAGAATTTTATCATTAGGATCGATTTCTAATTCATCACTGACTCCTTTGATTTCTGCTAAACCCTATAATTTAGCAATTAGAGTGTCTTGAACTAAAGATGATCCTTCTACTTTGTCGACTTTATTAGCTAACTTAGTATCTACACTACTTGTAGTTTCGTATCCACTTAAATCTACAAATCCCGCAAGAACATCCCATTTGTAAGTTCCAGCATCATCAGTGTCAATACATACTACATTAGTTCCAGCTGGATATTTATTATCGGCTCCTTCAACGAAGTCTTCAGTAGTGGTGAAAGCATCTATAATATTATATACTTTTCCCTCTTGATCAGCCTCAAGTGCAGGAAGAAAACTAAACATAATGGAACCAGCAGGTTTATAAGTTGAACTTATTGCAGTAGCAATTTTTTGGTCAATCTTAGAATCTGCTTCTGTTTTATTATAATAATCATTAAATTTTCCATTAATAGAACTATCAGCTGCTTCATAAGCTGCTTTAACTTCCTCAATGGCTGCCCAAAGATTAGAAGCTGTTATTGAACTTTCTTCTTCTTTGGTACCAACAGAGGTTTCTAATGCGGAAACTTTTCCTTGAAGCTCTAAAACATCTTCCGTTAAATCACCAGAAGCAGTAGTTGAAGCCAATTTCATTAAATTGCCAGCAGCATTTTGAATCATATACGCTTCAACTGTATTTTCTTCTTCATTAACTAAGGTAACTACCTAACCAACATATGCTACAGGACTAGATTGAGCATATGTTGTTAATTCTTCCATATCATACCATACTGAATATTCATCAATAGGGAAAGGATTTCCTCTACGAATACTCAGAGGTAACGCCATATATGCAATATCTTTGTTAATTACTGCCATTATTTGTTCCTCCTTCCTTACTTTCCAATTACAATCTTATGATCCTCAGTTGGATCAATGGAAGCAGGTTGATAAACAAATACATCATAAGGAACCGCGGTAAATCCATTTGCCCCTTCTACTTGCACTGGTCCTTGCTTTACATAGCTAGAAGTTACATCTGCGTTTAAACTAGAAGTAATATTAGCTGCGGTAACTTTAAGCCCAGAAGATTGAGGAACTGCGATAATAATTCTCTTAGTATCACTTTTTGCTTTAATGCTATTAATAGTCATCGCGGCTGCCGCTTTATTGCTTGCTGTTAAAGAACGAATAATCGCGCTAGTTAAAGGATCTGTAGAATTATTAACTCCATAAAAAATCTAGCGATATCCAGTAATAGCTCCTGTGCTATTAGACTTAGATCCAGCTCTAATTTGTCCTTCTGCATATTCAGAACCAAGATTTGTAACAGGAATAGCTCCATTCCCATAATTAGCTGTTGCTGTAATCTTTAAATTAGTAGCATCTTCAACTTGAATTTCAGAGAAAGTTCCAGTAGCTTCTGTTTTTGTTTCTTCATCAAATTGAACGCTCCAACCGGTTGCTGTAATTCCAGTGTCGGGGCCATATTGATAAGATCCTTTATTTAAAGTTGCAGTATAAGTTGGAGTTACATTAGTGCCCGCTTCATATGCTTTCATTTGGCTGGAGGAAATACTAACAGAAGGTTGTGTGATAGTAGGATTTTTTTCTTCCGCAAAAGCATCTAGCAGCAATTGATCTAATGTTTTTCCAGTCGCGGGAATATTAACAGATCCATCTCCTCCAGGAGTATATTTACCAAAAGTATAGGTAAATGTAAAATCATCATCAAATTTTACAATAGATGAATCAACTTCTACAATATCTTTTCCACCAGAATATTCTAACTAACCCCAAGTGCTTGTTCCATCACCATATTTTACTTTTCCTTTATTCTCGCCATCAGTGGTAAGACAAGCCTCTCCAACGAGAGGAATAAAGGAGTCCTTAACTGAAGTCCAATTTTCCTCAGTATCATGTCTAAGTTGGATTCTAGTTTTTAATTCATTGGCCATCTTTAAAATGCCTCCTTATTTTAGTCTACTGCTGTCCCACAGTTTAATATTAAAGTGAAACCTTTAACATCCACTATTTTATCAAGTCCTACAGAATTAATTTCTCCGGTTCCATCTGAAAGTATTTTTATCTAGTTATTCTAACTACTCCCTTTAATTAAACCAAGATTTTCTTCTGTTCCCGCCGGAATAGTAACTTTATTATCTTCAACCGGCAAATCTTTGTTTCCGATAGAGATAGTTTCTATTACTTTATCCTAAGATATTGGAGTATACCACTCTAATGTGCCATCTTCTCTTTTTCTAATAGATTGCCCTGTTGATGCTTCTGCAAATCCTTTTAATGAAATCTGTCCAATTCCATCAATAACAATAGATTGATTGTCTACATCAACATTTACCAAACTACTATTTATATATTTTAACTATTTCCACTCGGTGGCTCCATCTCCAATTTTTAACTTTCCAGTATCTATTTCAAATCCCGGCTCACCTTGACGAAGAATTGGATTTAATTCGGTCCACTTCTCTGATGTTCCTCGCTTGAACTAAAATATTGTTTTATAAACAACTTCAGCCAAAGTCACTCCCTCCTTTAGCCAATTAGTCCGCCATCATAAATAATAGTTGTATCTTCTGGAGGAAGAGGCTAATCTCCGCCTCCACCAGAGGGCTACAACACCCATTCATGATCAGAATTGAGAATATATTTATTTCCATTTTCAATTACATATGCCGAACTGCCTGGCTTTCGGTTTGTAGGGAGATTAGCAACATCACTTTGGTAATCACATAAAAAATGAATCGCGCCATATATAATTTTATTGGCTGTATTTTTACCAACAGTAATCATACTTATTCTCCTTTCTTAAAGAAGTAGAGAAAATTATCTCTCTTTATACTATATAACAATATTGACAAGAGATTTCACATAAATTGTCCAAACCCCATTTTTGAAAGAAAAATTTGGTGAGCCTGCGCGAACAGAAACTCGGAGCAGAACGAGGACAACAGAAAAGAGGGGCTAGCTTATGGCTAGCC